AAAATTATACAATACCTAAAATAGCTACGTCTGAAGATAGTGCTTTAGAAGAAATACAAACAGAAGGTTTTTATAATACATTAAAAAGTTATTACTCATACAGAGAAAACAATAAGAAATTTAATAAAATGTCTCATGCAGATTTATTAGATTATTTCTATACTGACAGGTCTTGGAGAACAAACAACACAGTTTCTATGGGTATGGATATGTCTAATGTTATGGGTGAAGAAGACGAAAAAAGATTAAAAGAATTTGCGTACATATCACAAACTTATGAAAACCTCCCTTCCTTTTGGAATGACCCAAATAGAAGTTTTGGTTCATGGTTAGTTGACAATGGGGGAGCTATGATAGCTGACCCTGTAAACTTAATAGGAGTAGGTGTTGGTGGTCAAGCGGCTAAAACTGCATACAAACAAGCATTAAGAGTAACATTAAAAAATAAAGTAGCAGGTGAACTTAACGAAAGAGCCTTAAAAGAAACATCTAAATACGCACAAAAATCAGCAATGGGTCAAGCAGTGATTAAAGGTGGTTTAACTGAAGGTGGTATCAATGCTGTTATAGCAGGTGGTCAAGATGCTTTATTACAAACTACAAATATAAAAGCAGGTATTCAAGATGAATACAGCGTTGGCAGAGGAGCTATATCAACAGCCGCAGGTTTTGGTTTTGGTACAGCTTTTGGTTCTGCTTTTGCGGCAGGTGCTTTTAAATTAACAAACAATTCTTTAAGAAGAAAAAGTGTACAAGTTTTACAAGAAATAGAAGACAAAGGTCGAAGCAACATATCAGGTGCAAAATTATTTGACAGGTTAATGCCTGACGACAACACTCCCTCCCTAAAAAACAAACCTGCACCTAAATCCACAAAAGAATATATTAATAGATTAAATGAAGGTGAAATTAGTAATGTAGATAAACCACCTTTGTTATCTAACAACGCAACTAAATTTAAACACCCTAGCACAGGTAAAGAAATTTCTTATGAAGGTTTAATTAAATACAATATTTTAGAAACTACGGAAAGATTAAACAAAGGTAAAATTACATTTGAACAGATGAAAACCGAGATGAGAGAGCTTGGTGCTGACCCTAAAAAATTAGAAGAACGAGCCAACAACGCCGCATACAGTGATGAGTTTGTTAAACTTTATGTAACAATGGGTTCACAAAAAGATGCAATTAAAAGTCGACATGACATAATGGGTGCAATCGGTTCAGAGAGTGTAAATAATAAAACATATACACCTGATGAAAAAATGCAGTTGATACTAAAATTTCAAGAAGAAAGAAAAATAACTGAAAAATTATTAGATGTAGATAGTATTATGGGTACTAACGTAGCAAGAGCTATGAGTGCAAGAAACATTGATGCTGACGGAACAAGAGTTACTAAATTAATGGCTAATCCTGAAGACCCTAAAATGTTAGATTTGTCAAAAGGTACTGCGGAACAACAATGGGAATTTATACAAGCTGTAGGAAAACTTGCAGATAGAGACCAAATTATTAGAGCATTGCAAAATTCAAGAGAAGTAGATAAATGGGATATAGCAACAGAATGGGTTAATAATAATCTACTATCTTCACCAGATACACACATACTTAACATTGTGTCAGGTCTAGTACAAACACAATGGAAACCTGCAACTATGTTGTTGAGAGGTGCAAATATGTATTTTAAAGATGAAGACAGAGCTAAAGTTATTATGAGAGAAGCCTTCCAAACTTACATATATCAATATGCGTTTTTAGGTCATGCTTTAAAAAGAGCCGCTAAATCATTTAGAGAAGGTAGAGCTATACTTGATAGTAGACAAATGAAATATGATAGCACTATGAGACAAGGACAACTTCAAGATTTGTTTGATGCTTGGGGAGATGCTGTTACGAAAACTGTAGGTGCTGATGGTAGTACATTAGGTAAAATCATTACAGGTGGATTTAGAGGTACAGGAAGAGTTATTTCTGCACCTATGAGAGTTTTATCAGCAGGTGATGAATTTCTTAAATCTATGATGTTTAAAGCTAGAATGACATCTTTAATTAATTCAAGAATATTAAAAGAAAATCCAGAGTTTAATGCTAGTGATAGACAATTTGGATTAACTGATATTACCTACGCAGATAAATATAAAAAAAGAGCTAAAGAGATAGAAGCTGAATATATTAATACAAATGGTTCTGCTGTAGAAATTGATAAAACAGTTAATGCTAGATTAAATGCTCCTTTATATCACTCACAAGAAGGTTCATACACAGGTAACGTAGGTCAAATAAATCCAAACACAGGAAAATTAGAAGACAAACTTACTGGTTCAATATTAAGAATAGCTACAAAACATAAAGCATTGAGAGTTTTAGGTCTTCACTTTGTCAACACACCATCAAACTTATTAAGATGGTCAGCACAACATTTACCTTTTCTTGGTAGATTTCAATTTCAAATGGCACACATGTTAGCAGAAAAAGGTTTGCCAAATGGAAAATTTAGAAGTGAAATTGGTAGAGGATTAAATCCGTTTAGAAAAAAAGAATATTTAAACCCAGAGGCGGCGGCTGAAGCTACTGCAAGAATACAAATGGGTTGGGCTTTATGGGGAACTGCTATTAGTTTTGCTATGTCTGGTAAAATTACAGGTGGTGGAGATAGAAGTTACAAAAAACAAAGAGACAAAGAACAAAACACTGGTGAACAACCATACTCATATAAAACTGATGATGGTAGATATATTTCTTTAAATAGATTAGACCCTATTATGATGCCATTTTTTATTGCGGCAGATTTAGTAGAGCTGATGAATAGACATTTAAAACACACTGATGATATAGACCCTGCTGTAGAGCAAGATACTACAGAGCTAGTTATGGGTGTTGTAGCAACCATGACAAGAAATTTAACTTCTAAATTTTATACAAAAAACATTATTGAGTTAGCAAATTTCTTTAGTTCAGATGAAGCTATGCACTCAAGAAGATTAGATAGAATGGGGTCACAAGTGTTATCTCAATTTGCTTATAAGGCTTTTCCTTTATCAGGAGGTTTACGATATGTAGATAGAGTTAATGATGAATGGGAAAGAGAATTGTATACATTAAATGATAGATTACAAACACTAAACCCATTAGATAGTAAAACTGCTGTTATGCCCAGACGTAACATGTTTGGTCAAAAAATAGATAGAAAGAATGGTTGGTTATTTGGATTAGGTGGTGAAAGTGGTTTATGGTCTTCACCTTTTGCTATGACTAATTTTAAAAATACAGAGACAGCTAAATTTATTAGAGAAAGAGATTTTAAATATAATCACCCACAAGCTACTATAAAAGTAAAAGGTGATAGTATGGGTATGCGATTAAAAGATATTAGAAATTCTAAAAATCAAACAGCATACGACAGAATGTTAGAGATAAAAGATGAAACAAGAGTTACATCAAATGGTGCTATTATAACAAGCTCTACTTATACAGGTAAAAAATATACATTAGCAGAATATGTAGAGAAGATGATTTTAGATAAAAAGAGCCAAATATATAGATACCCTGACGGAACTATAAATGGCAAAGACGAACAAGCTCAAATCATTATTGGCTTTATTCAAAGAATAGATAGAAATGCTAAAAGATTGATGATGCGAGAGTTCCCAGAATTTGAGCAAAGAAGAAAAGCCTTACTTCAAAATAAGTATCGTTCAATGAAGAAACACAGAGAAACACTCAAAACCCTAGCAAACAACTAAACTTACACTTTTAGTAAAACCCAATCAAAAATTAAGGAAAATCATACATGGCAAATAGTTTTGTACGTTATACAGGCGATAACAGTACAACATCTTATTCTATACCTTTTAGCTATAGAGCCACAGGAGACCTTACAGTTACTCTATCAGGAGTAGCTACTACAGCTTTTAGTTTAAATAGTGCAGGAACTACCCTTACTTTTAACTCTGCACCTGCTCAAGATGCGGCTATTGAGATTAGAAGAAGAACGTCACAGACTACTAAATTAGTAGACTATGCTTCTGGGTCAGTCCTTACAGAGAGTGATTTAGATACAGATAGTGACCAAGCGTTCTTTATGTCACAAGAAGCTATTGATGATGCAGGTGATGTAATTAAATTATCAAATACAGATTTTCAGTGGGACGCACAAAACAAAAAACTTACTAATGTTGCAGACCCTACTGCGGCACAACATGCGGCTACAAAGAATTATTTAGAAAACACTTGGTTATCAGCTACAGATAAAGCTACTCTTAACAATGTTAATAGCAATATATCAGCAATTAATACTGTTAATAGTAATATATCTGCAATTACAACAACCAATTCTAATGCTACAAACATTAACACAGTAGCAACCAACATTGGTTCAGTAAACACAGTAGCAACAGATATTACAAAAGTTATCGCAGTAGCTAATGATTTAGCAGAAGCAGTATCAGAAATTGAAACTGTAGCTGATGACTTAAATGAAAGCACAAGTGAAATTGATGTTGTTTCAAATAACATAGCTAACGTAAATACAGTTGGTGGTGCTATTACAAACATAAATACAGTAGCAGGTGCAAATTCTAACATTACTACACTAGCAGGAATAAATGCTAACATTACTACTGTTGCAGGAATTTCGTCAGATGTTTCTTCAGTTGCAGGGATAAGTTCTGCTATATCAGCAGTAAACAGTAATTCATCTAATATTAATGCTGTAAATTCTAACAGTTCAAATATTAATACAGTTGCAGGATTATCTTCAGCTATTAGTACAGTAAATTCTAATTCTACAAATATCAATACAGTAGCAGGAGCAAACTCAAATATAACTTCTGTTGCAGGTGGCTTAACTAATATTAATACAGTTGCTACAAACATAGCCTCTGTAAATAACTTTGCAGAACAATATAGAATTTCAAGTTCAGCACCTACATCAAGTTTAAATGTTGGTGACTTATATTTCGACACAACAGCTAATGAATTAAAAGTTTATAAATCTAGCGGTTGGGCGGCGGCAGGTTCTACAGTTAACGGGACATCACAAAGATTTAATTATATTGCAACAGCAGGTCAAACAACATTTACTGGTGCAGACACAGCAGGAAACACACTTGCGTATGACGCAGGGTTTGCTGATGTCTACCTAAACGGAGTTCGTTTATCAGCTAGTGATGTTACAATTACATCAGGAACTTCTGTAGTAATTAGTGCGGCAACTGTCGGGGATATTTTAGATGTTGTTGCTTACGGAACATTTAATGTAGCATCAATAGACGCATCAAACATAAGTAGTGGTACAATTAATAACGACAGATTACCTTCACCAGTATTAACAGTTAAAGGTGATGGTTCTTCTACAGATGGTGCTATACAATTAAACTGTTCACAAAATTCACATGGTGTTAAAATTAAATCACCACCACATTCAGCAGGTCAAAGTTATACTTTAACTTTACCTCAAAGTATTACTAATGGTTATTATCTTAAAACAGATGGTACAGGTAATTTATCTTTTGCAGAAGTACCTCAACCAGTAGTAC